ATGTTAGTCAAATAAGTTATGATTATTTCTGGAAGTCAACTGACCTTGGCATTCAGGGACGATAATTCTTCTAATTCTTTAATTCTTTCTTTATTAGATTTCACATTAAAGGTTCTCCAGACCCCGGGATGCAGGGGTCGTGGATAATCTTCTATCTTGACCCAGCAATAGCCTTTGTGTTCATTGTTTAATTCTGGAACAAACTCTTCGTCCACGATAGTAAGAAATGTGTTGTAGCGAAAATTATTTTTAATGTTGTGATATTCTTCAATGAGATGATATTCTGCGTCAGCGATACTGCCACCGAGCTCTTCGCGAATCTCTCGCAACAGACCCGACATCATGAGTTCACCGGGCTCAACACGCCCACCGACTAGTCCCCATTTGTTAGCCTGTTTACCGTTGCTGCGTAATAGAAATAGATATCTTTTAGTAAGACTACAAAAAATTAAACAGCCGCAGTTGATATTATTACGAGTATAGTGTTTATCCGTTAAATTATTATCTGCCATGATCCGCCTTGAAATACACCTTCATAGACTTTACTCCAGACACCTGCTCGGAATTTGTAAAGCATATTAGTTGTTTGATTTAGCACATATTCTACACTATCTGCACGGCTGCTGTCAAATGCTACGTCCCAGTAGCGTCCATTGTATTGTATTATGTCACCGGCGCCGGCAGTGATTCTGTATCCATCAGCACCAAGCCAGTTAAATTCTGCGTCAGCACCATCACGAGGTTCATTGCTGTAGTCCTGAGTCAGGAGATAGCGAGTGCCCGTCTGCGGTAAAGGCATATTAAAGTTAGGACGAGATTTAGTAGGATCAATGATAGCCGTGATATCGTACATAGTAGTAGCTGGTATAGTATCAGAGTTCACTTCCCACATAAGAACGTTTTCATTGCTGGGGTTATAGGCCACAGTGCCCACGAGCTCCATGCCCTGATCGATCTCGACCTTGACACGAGTACTACCACTGACTAAATTACCGTAGAGTGTCATTAAATCACGCCAGTTATGATAATCACCCTGCATTTTAACTGGTTCATGAAAACTAACTCTGGTATCGGCTGTGGCACTGATGTTGCGGTTAAGCCGCACTTGATTCTCATTAACCGAGACTACAGTGTAAGATTCAGATTGATATCGTAGGACCATACCAGATTCGATACCATCACCTGAACTCACTGTAATGTTAGTAGTGTTCACGGAGTTGGCAGTAAGACGACGCCAGACACTCTCGCCCAGCGGATTAAAGGTAATGTTGGAATTTTTAACCAACAACAGATCAGCCCGTACACGATCCGGCAACGGTGTCGTGACATTAGTGATGATGATATTGTAATCCATGGGAGTAAAGTACTGACGACTAAACAGCATAGCGTCGTTTAGTGTAGGGTTTAATTCTCCGTGATCGTCATAGACGCTGGCAATAATTTTATGAATCACACCCTGGCGTTTAACCAGTGCCGGCGGTGAAATCCAGACAGGAACCTCAAAAGTCAATGTACTGACATCCAGACTATCCTGTGTGCCCACGGGTACTGATCTGCTGGTAAAACCAGTGTCAGTGAGTAATACATAACTTAAACTTCCCCAGTCAATGTAATTGTCAGTACTCTGTATCTCAATAGCAGGATTAAAAATAGAACAAATCTGTTCCAGCAGTTGTAATTTTTGTTCAGTGTTGCTGGTCCAGATATCCAGTTTAATAGTCAACGTATAAGGCACCGGCATACTGCGCTCAACACTGACCGCATCACCCTGCTGTGTAGTTAAAGCGCCGGTGCTGGGATCTATGGCTCGTTGTCTAAGATGCAGCTTACTAATAAAGTTAGGATTCTGTACACGATCGCGGTCGTATCTAAAGCCTGCGATATAAGCAGCCATGGCTGGCACACTGTTTAAATAATTTTCACTGTTGTTTTTCAGTATTACTGCGGCCTGACGACTGCTGTCACCGTAGATAACCGGTACACGATGTAATGTTTTTCCAGCGTCACTGGCAAACTCCACATAAAAATTTGACATCAGTCTAATAAACTGTGTCAGGAAGCGTCTTACTTGTCCATCATAAAAATATCCACTATGCATAATTTTTGTTCACTTTGATCTTTTAGTTATCTGCTTCCGGTGTTAGTCCGCGACTCAGGCTCTGTCGTTCAGGGTGTGTTCTGCCATCGGTGCCGACATAAGTGTCATGAGATCGAACAAAACGTTCGCGCTGTGTCGCGTTGCTATCACTGTTTCTTGTTAGATCAGAACGACGTAGATCCTCGACCTTGACCCAGCGACGACCATCATATCTAAATATTCTGTTGGGCGAATAATCTGTGCGTAGCACATAGTCGCCGATGTTAGCAGAACCCGGAAAGCTCTGTGCTGCAACCATGGGTAAGTTGTTAGGTGCTATAGCAGAACCGCCGATATAGGGGTCTAGAGCACTCTGCGGTGTCAGTAGGCCAGCAGTAGCACGACCTGTAGTGCTATCGGTATGAAGGTTGCTGCTGTCGGTGCGTGTACCCAGTGTATCGCCGGCGCCAAGGTCTAGACGCTCACTGCCGACAAAATAAGGAGTAGTGTCATAGCCACTGGCTGGTACATCTTTTTCCGCCTGCTGGATAATAGCATCATTGATATTGATGAGCTTGTCATAGTTGCTGAGATACTGGCCCACCGGTGAGTCTGACTCGCCGGCAGTGATGTTCTGTAGTATGCTCTTATACTCCTGGCTGTCTACTAGGGGTGTTAGTTTAACACGAATAAGATGCGGCCACCAGGTCTGACTAAATCCCTCGGCGGCAAAAGTAACTTCCTGTACTACATAATATCTGCGTAATGCAATAGGTATGTCGGTGTCCAAGGGATAATAGTCGGTTAGATGCGGAAGTTCAATGACATCACCCGAGAGTAATTTTCTACCAATGGCCGAGACTGTGTCGTTTAAATGAAAGGTCATGAGCACAGTGTCGGTGCTGAGGAATATTCCGAATTGTTTTAGATCAAAGTCGTTGTCACTGACCTGATAGATACCGCGCAGAGAATAAATGCTACTGTCGTATTTTCTATCACGATTTTCTAGGAACAGAAGGTCCTGTATGTTGCGTTCGCTCTGTGTAGTAGTCACTGGACGATCAGGGTTGCGCCAAAAAATATTGATAGGCTGTGTAGTACTCAGTGAGGCTGTGACTGCGTTATTTAAAGTTACTGTAGTTACCGTGGTATTAGATCTATTTACCCGGGTGATCTGTGTGTTGGCTGCAATGCCCGGGCCCGAGACTGTCTGCCCGATATCGAAGTTGACGCCGACATTAGGACTAAATGTCAGTGTCGAGACACCGGCATTAGCACTGGTGCTGATGGTATAGCTGCTGGCATAGTTATTGCTGCCCAGATATTTGTGTAAATACACATCAGTACCACCGATGGTGAATGTTTCGCTGACCCTGCGATCAATAAAGCGATAATCGTTGGAATGTTGTGGTCTCCAGAGGCTTAAACGTGGCACTTTTGAATCCTTTAATATCAAGTATTTAGCGTCGCAGACTGTGACCCCGGGAATGGTACCAGAATCCTTGACTTTAACACGGAACCAGTATATACTCAGTGATTATGGACTTATTGGGAGAATCAATGAATCGATTAACCGAATTAGAACGTATTATTCGCGATCACAGCGACCATCAATCCCGCCGTGAACTCGAATTATTGTTAGCCAATTGTCGCGGGCTCATGACTCAGGCCAGCCGTGAAGCAGTAGAATGTCGCCGTCACGGCCACCGAACACCGACATTTATCGAGATTGAGAATAAACTAGGGGAAGCCCTGGATAATCTGGATCGCTGGGTCACATTCGCTAAACTACTCTACAACAACTAAACAAGGAATAACATGGCCAAGACTGCTAAAAAATCTGCTAAATCCGAGGCTACTGCCGGTCAGAGCAAGAAGCCGGTGTTTCGAAATAAATCAGATCTGCGTACACAGTATGTAGCAGATGAAAAATACACAGGTCGTGAACCGCAGTGGGACACTGAACGTGCTCAGACCATGACACAACAAGAGTATGACTTTCACCTTAGAAAAAGTTTCAGCTACTACAACTATCACTTCTCGCAAAAGGACTTGAAAAAGTCTGTAGTCAAGTATATGCAGGAAAACAATTACAGTAAAGACGATGTCAGTGCCTTTATTCGCAGCGGTGACAGAAGTGTAACTATGACAATGTGTAGTCTTGTTAGAGCACATCACGTTGGTATGCCATTGCGTGAACGTGAGACTGCTTACATTAAGGAACAGTTGCGATCAGCTATAGCTGGTGCTGAGCCTGCTACTCAGGAAGAAATTAAAACTCCTGTGCAGGTAATTACAATTCAAGATCGTCTCAATGAACGTGTACGTGAGGTAATAGGTGAGCTTGAGGGCTATTACGACGACATGGACAAGATTAAGTTCTACGACTTCCTCACCCGGGAAAATGTCCCGCAGGCACAGTTAGCAAAAATAGAGCGAGTATATCAAGATCGTCGTGCAGAACTTGAGCTTGCAGAATCCGGCACAGACCCGCAGCTCACTGAAGCCTTCGCACATCTTCGTCGAGCAGGCTTTAAACAGCGTTATGCTTGGATAGATGCATTGCTCAGTGACATTGAACAATATCGCGGTGTTAAACGTGCTACCAAGAAAGTACGAGCTCGACGTCCTGTTAGTGCAGATAAACTTGTATCTAAGTTAAAGTATGCCAAGGATTACAAGGAGCTTAAGTTAGTTAGCATCAATCCCAGCGATATCATTGGCGCACAGAGCCTTTGGATCTACGATACTAAGACACGTAAGTTGATCAACTATATCGCAGATGGGCTACACGGTCCCCTGGGAGTCAAAGGAACGTCGTTGACGGGCTATGATGAAGCACGTAGTGTCAGCAAGACTCTGCGTAAACCCGAGGAGCAGCTCAAAGCCTTTGCTAAGGCTGGAAAAGTAGAGTTGCGTAAATTCCTCAGTACTATTAAAGCAGTTGAATCCCGGGCCACGGGC